TGCATTACGAAAACGTAAAGAAAACCAGGCTGTACTGGAGTTAGTTAACATACCATGCAAACTAGCTGATAATAATTCAGCAGCATGAAGAGCTGTACCATCAAAGACAAGTTCTGATCTTTTATCGCCCTCACTTCTTGCCTTTGTAACATCTGCTTTCCTGGGGATAATATAGTCACCAATCTCTTGCCAATGACTTTCCCAGTTAGATCTTTGAGCTGCTAAACTATCAAACTGTTTAACAATTTGTTCTGCATTTTTATCTGTCATTTAAGATCCTAGTAAAGTTTTTCTTTGAACTGGTGCTGCACCAAGAACACCAGCTGAACTTGTCATAACTGTTTTAGTCTTGGTCCTTCTTTTCTTTTTATATTGACCAGTAGCTACTGATCCAGCGTCACCTTGTCTTACTACTTCTTTAGGCGTTATAGGCTCTGGTTCTGGCTCTGTTGTTGTGTCCAATGTGTAATCATCTGGTCTTGATTGGTCACCAAAACCTCCACCTTTCTTTTTATTTTCTTCTATCTGAGCATCAGTTAACGGAGTGCTGCCACCAGGCTTATCAAACTTTGGTAGACCTCCTTCACTTTGAGTAAGAACATCACCTGGCTTTGGAAATATACTAGGACCAGAAGGAGCTTCAGTAATTGGTGATACTTCTTCTTCTACTTCTTCTTCTGCTGGTGGTGCTGGTGGTGTTTTACCAGTAGCTGCACCAGTAACCTTCTTAACTAAATTTACAACTGCACCCATGCTTATCTCCATTCATGTGGAAGTTTTATATTTACTTGCCCTTCAATGAGCTTTGCACCCATTCTTTCAGCAAGACTTGATTCAAAATTTTCTGTTAACACTTCTTCTGCACCCATTACCCAGGCAAAAGCAAAAACAGAATTAACCAGGGTCCTGGTAAAAAACTTTCCCTGGAACTTTTCATGCACCAGGATATGCACCGACCATTTCGTTTCTGCGTTCCTGGTCTTGTAAAACCAGATATACCCAGCTATTTCTCTATGTTCATTGATACATTCCAGGATAATTGCATAATCAATAACCTTTAAATGTTTATCTTTATATTGATACTCAGCTTTCTCCATTGCTTTTAAAAGCTGATACCTGGCAATGTTCTGATTGCCATAAAATGGGGTAATCAATTTTTCAATAAACTACCATACTTTAAAGAAGCCTGGGACGTATCGCCCATAGGTCCAGAAAGTATTGTAGATTTGCGTCCCTTTTTATTTTTCATTTGCTTTTTCAAAAACTCTTCTTCCGATCCAGCTCTTACAACATCTTTTGGTGTGATTGTTGTTGTTTCTGCATCTTCCTCAGTTACTGGCTTATACGGATTAGTACCAGGCTTCACACTTCCAGGACCACTTACTGGAGGTGCTGGAGGAGGAGGTGGAGGTGGTGGTGGTACTTTTGGTTTTAAAAATCCCATTCTACATTCCTCTAGTTTTCATTAATTTCATTCTGAGTAACCTTTAATATTGCCCTCCCCAGTACAGCTGGAATTTGAGGGATTACTGAGTTTCCTAAACTTTTTAATCTGTTTTTTCTGTCTTTTTGGTTAACTGTAAGTCTTGGCGTTCCTTCTTCCCATCTACTTCCCCAATGTCTGTCCAACCCTTCGGATAACCCATCAAAAGCTCTACCCATTCGCTGTTCAGTTGACCTGGCTTCTGTTCTAAGTGGCTTACTGCGTCTTTCAATTTTACTCCCCACCTCACTCCATCTTTGTTTACTCTGCTGAAACTGCCATTCTTTAGTTCTACATTCTTGACCAATCCTCCTTCTGTGTCGGCTACCCTGGGCGTTGGGAACATTCTCACTACTGTTGCTAGTGCATTGCCTTGATGTATTCCTCTTGGGTTGTTTGGGTTTTTCCCTGGTCCATTTGTTGCCGCTGTTGGAGTAGGAAAGAATCCAACATCTATATCTTTGATGGGGAGCGTTGACTGCTGAAGCTGGTAGTAAGTACGTTTGTGTTTCGTAACCTTCACTTTCCAGGTCAGTACACACTTGCTCGAATACCAAGCCTTCTCTGACGTTAATAAGATTTCTGACATTTTCGCCAATAACCCATCTGGGTTTAAATTCTTTGATAACTCTAAACATTTCATGCCAGAGTTGGCGATTATCTTCTGGGTCTTGTTTTCCTGCGGCACTATAGGGCTGACAAGGGAACCCTCCCGTGACGATATCAATTCTTCCAAGTCCAGCTGTATGTTCTCTAACATCTCTAATATCTCCAAAACAAGGGACGTTTGCCCAATGTTTTTTTAAAACTTTCTGTGCAAACAGCTCATTGTCGCAAAATGCAACTGTTTCAAAACCACCAGTACTTTCAAGACCAAGGCTGAAGCCACCAATGCCACTAAATAAATCAAGATGTCGCAGTTTCATAATCTATACTGCAACTCCTAGAGGGTTATATTTATTATCTGCAAAATTTTGGGGAGGTCTATCATATCCCTTCCCTTCTCTTATACCTACAGCACAATAACGCCAGGCGTCTGCTGCATGACTTGACCAATCGTGAACTGGCGTTGCACGAAAGGATCTTGTCTTTTCATTATATGCCCTATGGTATTGGCGTAAGGCTTCTAAAAAATGTTTACAATTATCTCTATCAAACCAGGTCCTGGCTATCAGCAACTGAGCTGCGTGAATACCATCTTCTATCGGCAGCTTTGGAACAACACGAAAATTAATCCCAAGGTCCCAGGCAATCTCTCTCCTGGATTTTCCAGTACCCAGTTCTCTTACATCAATGTCATGTGGAGCATTGTGGGTCCCATAAAGGTAATTCTTCCTGGACAAAACATCTACATAGTGGGGTAATCCCTCACCTCTACTTTCATAAAAATCAATAACATGAATAGCTCTTCCTACACTCTGCGTAAAGATAATCGCTGTACTATCGCCAATACCAAGATCCCACCAGGTATCAACCTTGGCTGTAGGATCGTAAGGTACATTTGAAATTCTTTTTTCATCTAATGCAGCCTGGCACTCTTTGCCATAAATGGACCCAGGTACATTCGCAACCCAGGAACATTCAAATTCCTGGGCAAACTGATCTGGCGTCATCATAGCTTGAGCTGCATCTAGCTCTTCCTCGTCAACTATTCCAGTTTCACTTGCTTTATAAATAACACTAAACCAGTCCTCTTGTTCCTGGGCAGCTTCATATAAATCATAAAAAGCATTAGTGCCTTTAGGTGTTCCAATAAATAACGCCCAGGTAGGTTTCTCCTTGGTGTTTCTATCAGACAATGCTGGTCTAATAACTTCTGGAAATAAACTTTCTGGCATATCTGCAACTTCATCAAGTACACAACCATCAAGATATATTCCTCTTAAACTATCTGGGTTTTCAGCTCCCAGTAACTGGATCCTTGCACCATTAGGCAAGTCAGCTCTCAGTTCTGTTTCGTGAAACCTGGCTAAAGGTATTGCACTAGCAAACTGTTTCAAATAGTCCCAGGCTACGTTCTTCGCTTGTCGATAAGTAGGAGCAATATATGCAAACCTGGGGTTAGACTTCGAGGTAAGGATAGCATCTCTTAGCAAATGATTGATTGCAGCTACTGTTTTACCAAAGCGTCTATGACATACCACGACAGACCATCTATGCTCTGATATAGCCTGGTGTAATTCCTTTTGTAGTGGTCTTGGCTTGTAAGGTATATTGATGTGTGTCACAAGCTGTACCTCCTCTTATTGGTATCATAATAACATAGCAGACACGCCCAAACATTTGGGGGTGGGTGGGGTCAAAAATCCCAGAAAAGTCCTGGTCAAGTGGGGGTCCATAGCTGGTAACTCTCGACCCTTTGCAGCTACAGCAACGATTACAGCCAGTTTGCTGACCAATCGCTGACCAAATGCCTGGCAAAGTTTCCCTCGTGCGTGTGATCCAGGACACAGAGCCTAGAAAAAAACGTACTATTCCCAGGATAAAGTTATCGTACCACTAACCTGGTCGTTCTTATCCTCTGCTCTATCTCTTATTCCTAGTGGTTGCAGCTGCCTAATATACTTGTCCTTGTGTTCTACTTCGAGGCGTCTGCGTCCTACTTCTGCCATTGCTAGTTTAGGATCTTCTGGAAGTTTCTGTTCTACCAGGTCAATGATCTCATCACGCAACAGCTCACCCTGGATCGCTCTAGCTTTGCGATACTGGATATAACTCTCTTCGCTGTCCTGGAGATGCCTGGTAACTGTTCTTGAGCTGGGAAGGTCTGCATTAGTCTGACATATCTTAGCCAGGCTCTTGCCGTCCATAAGCTCATTACAGATAAGATCCATTTGTTTCTTTGTTACTCGTTCTTTGCCCATAAAAAAGCCAGGACAGTTTGAGCTGTCCTGGTCCAAGTTGTACTTAACAATGTTTAAAAAAAATAAAAATGAAGCAC